TAAAATGTTGAAATCAATTTGAATGAATTCAGCCGTCTTAGTTGGTTGTAAGTAGATAGCACCTTTCATAATGTTTCTATCAATTACATCTGGAGTATTATTAGTGTCATCCATTACTACTTTGAAAGCGTAAAGACCTTGTCTTTGTTGGATTGACTCTAAATAAGGGTTAACAATATTTAAAAATCTGTTTCTTGTTTCTGCTGTGTTTTGTTCGAATACTAAGTATCTTGAAGTAGATGCTATGTATTTTCTAACTGTTAATAATAATCTTCTTACATTAATTCTGTCTAAAGCAGATGGTTTATCTTGTAAAGTCTTTTGACCAAATACTACGATACCTTGTCCTGGGAATTGAACGATTGGGTTAACTTTTCCTTCATATAAAGAATCTTTTTCGGATTGAGTCAATCTATTTAATACACTAACTGCTCCTGTTAAACCACCTCTATTCAAACCTGCTGGTGCAAACCATTCAGCTGCTACTCTATCGTTTGCTGCGAATACACCCGGTAATAATACCGATGGTGGAACCGTAATTAATTTATTTGTATTGATGTCAATTGTCTTAATCCATGGATAATAAGATGCTGCATAATTGCTATCCAATTCATTAGCTCTATCTATTGCAAATTGTGGTATATCTCCAGCAATTGTACTATCTAATAATAAGAAAGCGTCAGCTCTTTGTTCTACCAAATCAACTAATGCATTTGCAATATATGGGTGTTTACTTTGAATAACACCAGGTGCTACTACCATATTAATATCCCATTCATCTGTATTAGATAATGCGTTAATTGCTTTCATATATGCTATTGAACCAGATGTCGATGCGTTTGTTAAATTAAATCCTTGTGTGTTACCTGAAATAATATCAGAACCTTTATATTTTGCAATTACAGGATTCATTCCATCAAATCCTTCTTGGAATGCTACAATAAATTGTGCGTATGTGTTACCTACTGATAATGCTGCACCATTTGTAGTTGCATTATCTAAACCAAATACCGGATTTACACCATTCAATGCTCCTGCAGGAATTGGGTTTAAATATATTAAGTTATCCATATTATTATCCAAATCAATACCTGAATAATAAACAGAACTAGATGCTGCGGATGAACCTGTTGCGAAAGTTACTGCTGGAATTTGATTTGATATGGTTGAATTTGCTGTAATTGGTAATTGATATTTATCATGTCCAAATGGAACAGCGTTTACTGGAGCTCCATAATTTAATCCTACAATTCTTATATAAGATGAATTATTTTTCCAATCTCCTGTTTCTGTAATTTTACCCAATAAATCAATTGATAATTTTCTATCACCAATTACTCTACTAATAAAGTTTGGAGAATTAGGGTCTAAATTTACATTTGAATATGTTTCTAATACTACTTTCTTTTTATCGGTATCGTTGAAATCTCTAACAACAACCGTAAATGTACCATAATCAGTACCATTTACAGAACCTGCTGGTTTAATATTTGAAATACCAACCTTTACTTTAGTATTAGCTGCGTTACCAACTCCTAATGTTTCGAATTGGAATAAAGGTACTCTATTACCACCAATTAATTGAGATTGTATAACTGGAGTTTGTGCTTCAACTGCATCATATGCAAATGATTGACTAGCTAATGTAGATACCGTAATTGTTGTATTTATATCAAATTTAACATTATGAGTTTTGAATAATCCAAATACATATGGTTTATATGTTGTACCAAATTGTGATGTACCAAATACTGTTTCAATACTATTTGTACTTCCACTATATAATGAAGCAGAAATATTAATTCCACCTAAATTTGTTTGATTTAAAACAAAATTACCACCAATTGAAGATGTGATAGATGCACTTTGGAAACCAACATTATTACTTCCTGATGTATTAAATAAAATACCCAAAGATTGTGTTATAGAACCCGAAGCTGCCGTTAATACTAATGGATAAGCTTCTGAGTATCCCCCAACACCAGCTACTCTACAAATAGTTGCACTACCTGCTTCTCTTAAATATGATTGTACTGCTAAAGGAGTATAATATGTGTCATCAACTTTTCCAAATAAATTTTCAAATTGTGCTTGTGAATTTACTATTGTTGGAACTACTGGTCCTTCTTTGAAAGGGCCGATGAATGCTGCTCCTATGTTTGCAACACCTTGTTGTAAGAATGATAGGTCGTTTTCTTTTGTAAATACGCCTGGTGATACTATTTTGTCTGCCATCTTGTATGCTTTAATTTAAATTTATTAATCTGAATATAAATATAAATTTTTATGCCAAAACAACAAAAATATTATTTGTAGCTTGGTGAAAAATAATTATATACTTGTGTTACTGCCGTTGAAGTTTGTGTGGTACTATAAAACAATGTTGGCCCTATATATCCGTTCCAAAATGTTGTTCTAGCACTATTAGTTCCAATTGTTAAATAGTTGGTAGATGATGGTGCGGTAAACGCAGCTGCGGTAAATGTACCAACAGAACTTCCATCTACATAAACTGTTACAGTTCCACTTGGTTGGAATGATACTGAAATCATATACCAAGTTCCTGCAGTCAATGATGTTGTAAATTGAGAACTATTTCCTAATGCACTACCATAAAACTTAAGTCTGTCAAATGCAGAACTATTAGAAGATTCAACTGCTATACCATAAAATCCAGCATAGTCAAATAAATGTCTTGTAGTAGTTCCCAATGTTCCTTGTGGTTGAATCCACATATGTATTGTACCTGTGTTAGTATTGAATTGTGCAATACCACCATTGATGTTTGTTGTTGTATCTTTGTAAAGGAAGTTATTAGTTCCGTTAAAAGATAAATATTTTAATTTTGGAGTTGCTCCTGCTACATATGATGGGTTACCACCACTAATACCTGCTGCGTTTGTTACACCTGCAGGTCTTACACCTGTACCATATCCACTCAAATCAATCCAGTCACCTGTCAATGCTCCTGCAGATGGTAATGTTTGTGATGTAAACGAATATGCTTTTGATGTGTCAACATACATTTTTAATCCAGAGGATGGAATATATGGTTGAGTTGTTGTACCTTTATTATGTGATACTACACCATTTGCTAAGAATACATCGGCGTTTTCCACATTTATAGTTGCAATTTCAATATCTGCCGTAATTATTTCTATATCGTTTATTAAAACTTCACTTACACCATCTGTTTCATTATATGTTACAAGTAAATCACCTGGAAGTATATTTTCTACATTTTTGAAGTGATATTTTTGAGTTTCACCATCAAAAACCCAAAGTGGGTGTGTACCAGTTGCTTTAATCAATCCATTATTTAAATCATAATATCCACTTGCAAAGTTAAATACCATATCTTTAACCGTTACCTCTTGATAAGAACCAGTATTTGATTCTAACATATAAAATTTCCAAGGAGTTAATTCACTATCTAATGGTGTACTTTCATCTGTTAATCCGTCTGGAACCCAAGCTTTAATTGTATCTCCAACTGTTAAATCTTCAATATTCATTATAGTACCATCTACCTTTGTTACTTTTGTTCCAAATAATAAACAAAAATCAGGTTGGTTAATTGTATTGTAAACATCTACTGCGTATAAAGTTTTTGTAGATGTACTATTATAGTTTGTTGCATTTAAATTATATCCATCAGCATATGTCATTGATAATACAGAACTAGCTTCCGAATATGTTGTTAAACTAATTGCTGCAGGTGTGATTGGAAATGATGGTGATGCTCCTAATGTTGGAGAACCTACTGAAAAGTTACCATTATTAAATGATACTGCGTAATTTGCAGCTACACTACCGACTTTTGAACCATGTAAAGAACCTTGAGTACCAAACGAAAAGGTTGCGGTTTCTGTTGTACTTTCTACAATGTATGTATATGTTGGTTGATTGACTGTAATAGAATCAACTGCAAATGAAGTAAATGCTGTATTTGCTGCTGCACCACCCAATCCACCAATTGAAACTGCTTGAGCAACTCTTGCTGAACCACTCACTGCTCTATATAAATTACCTAACGATAAATTTGTTCTTGCCATTGTATAAAGTGTTATTCTCCGTTATAAATATCTAAAAGTTTATCTTTCCAATCATCTTTATTAGAAAAGTTTTTAATCATCCAATTCTTAAGTTTTTCAAATTCTGTTTTACGGGTTTCGTAATCATCCTCACAAATTGTCTTGTAGGTTTTCTTAAATGTTTCCTCGTCAAACGCTTTGTATTTATAATCAAGTGGAACATGCCATTTTTCATGTAATATTGGAAGTTTACCCCAATCCACTGCTTCAAATATTCCGTATCCGAATGGTTCAAATTCAAAGCAAGAATGAGATATTCCCCAATCAAGTCCGTAGAACCTTTCTTTATATTTGTAATCAAACTTGTAAATTTTTGCTTTTTCAAATTTGTATCCATATTTCTTTTTATAATATTTGTTAAATGTTTCTGAATTAGTAGAAATGAACCCACCCAATCCATCCATATATTCAACATTCTTTCTACCTTCAACTCTTGCTGCGTATCCTAATTCTATTGAGTTTGAAAGTTCTTTGTTTTGTATAAATGTATAATTATTTGGAATGTGATGTAAATTTTCCGTTTTATATGGAAAATGATACAATCCTACCCAAACTTTATTTTTAATTTTATTTATTAATTCGTTTTCGTATTCCCAGTTTCCGTACCAATGCAAGTATTCATCCTTATCTTGCTGTGCCATTAAAGATACTTTGGTTAAATTATGAAAAACAATTGAATCAATCTTTTCCAAGTTTTGATGAATAGCTCTGGTTGGAGTATAATGACCATGTAATATATGTATACGTCTTGCACCTTCTAATATTTCAATAATTTTATCTTCGGATGTTTCCCAGATATGGTCTATGTCAATTGGAAATTCTTCGTAATTTGTAGGTTTGTGTCTATGGAAAAGTAGAAGTGGCTTGACTTTTAAATCAGGTGCCACTTCTTTTATCCAATTAGTTACCCATATATCAGCACCGCTATTAAACCAGGGTCCTCCTGCGGTGGTGTAATAAACATCATACATTAATTATAAACCTTTTGATTCTTTTAACTTTTCAATTTCTAAAGTTAAAGAATGAATTTGTGTTTGTTGTTCTTTTATAGCTTGTATTAACAATGGTACAATTTTTTCGTACTGAACTGTTAAATAGTTTTCTCCTGATTTTGAATTTCCTTCTGCATCTCTGTCGAATGGTGCAAATTTAACTGCTTGAGGTAATACTTCTTGTAAATCTTGTGCAATAACTCCCACTTTAATATCGTTATCATTTTCATTATTTAACAATTGTTTACCTAATGCGTTTGTATTATAAGTGTATCCAGTTAATTTTGATACTTTTTCTAATGCGTTTGGAATAACTTCAAGGTTTTCTTTCAATCTACCATCCGAATAGTATGCTGTAATATCACCAGTTGCAGTTAATGCTCCGGTTACTGCTACACCACCATTTGCAGTTATTGCTCCTGTTACTGTTAAAGAAGTTAATGTTCCAACCGATGTCAATGAAGATGCCGTTACACCCGATGCTAATGTTGCTCCTGATAGAGTTCCTGCTGCTGCCGTTACCGTTATTGCTGCCGAGCCATCAAAGTTTACACCATTAATTGCTCTTGCAGTTGCTAATGTAGTTGCGGTAGTTGCGTTACCACTCAATGCTGCCGTAATTGTACCGGCGCTAAAGTTACCACTTGCATCTCTTGCAACAATTGCTGAAACTGTATTTGCAGATGTTGCAGTTGTTGCTGAATTACTTACTTTACCTGCCGTACTGATTGTTGATAATTTAGTATCAGCGATTGAACCTGCTAACATTGTATTTGTTACAGTACCAGTATCCGTTGTGTAAACACCATTTGTTACTGTAGTTGCATTACCTGTTAATGCTCCTGTAAATCCGGTTGAACTTACTGATGTCAAACCTGCTATTGTTGTTGCAGTTCCACCTAATGCGATTGCGGTTGAGCCAACTGTTATTGTTTTAGAACCACTAATTACACTATCTGCATCTAATTTAGATTTAACACCCGTTGTAAATGTTGCTGATGTAGTATCTAATGTTAAAGTTCTTGTTGTAGAAATATCACCACCACCTGTCAAGCCATTACCTGCTGATATTGAAACTGCGGTATGGTCGATGTGTTTATTTGCTACATAGTTTGTAGTTGCGTTATGGTCAATTTGTGCAGATGCTGATACTAAATTTGCAATAGTAATATCAGCAGAACCATTAAACGATGTTCCGTTAATTGTTCTTGCAGTTGCCAATGTAGTTGCAGTTGATGCATTGCCTGTTAATGCTCCTGTAAATCCAGTCGAACTTACTGACGTTAATCCTGCCAATGTAGTAGAAGTTCCACCTAATGCAGTTGATGTTGAACCAATTGTAATAGTATTTGTAGTGATTGCAGAACCAACTACTTGAGATGAACCAGAGAATATTGTTTTGGTTGCCGTTGCTCTACCTTCATATGTTGTTGCTAAAGATGCGGTTGTTAAGTTAATACTTGCAGTACTCTCTTCAATTCTTGTTAATCTTGTATTTTGAGTAGTATTGGTAGTATCATTCGAACCTGTATAAGTTGCTAATGTACTCCATTTATTGTCAACCGATGCGGTATATGTTCCTAATGTACTAAATTTGGTATCAATACTTGCCGTATAAGTTTGTAAAGTTGAAAATTTAGTTTCAAACGAACCAGTTTTAGTATTGATATCTGCAACATGTCCGTTAAATGAAGCCGTAGTTAAGTTAATACTCGCAGTTGATTCTTCAATTCTACTTAATCTTGTATTTTGTGCAGTATTTGTTGTATCATTTGAACCAGTATAGGTATTTAATGAACTTAATATTCCAACTACTTGTGATGAACCCGATACAACACCATTAGTTGCGTTTATTGTACCATTATATGATGTTGCAGTTGATGAACCTATTAAAGTAAATGAGCCACTTATTTGTACCGAACCTGTAAATGAATGTGTATCATTACCAAAGTCACCAAATGTATTTGAACCACTACTAAATAACACACTTGCAGTTTCGTTAACAGTTGTTAAATTTGTTACTGTTAAGTTTGTAATTGTTGTATTATTTAATTGTGCAGAAGAACTTATAATTCCTCTACCTTGTGTCTCAAAAGAACCTGTTAAATTTTGTAAAGTTGTAAATTTAGTTTCAAATGAACCTGTTTTAGTATTAATATCTGCAATATGTCCTGAAACCGATGCAGTATAAGTTGCTAATGTAGAATTTTTAGTTTCTAAAGATGCAGTATATAATCCTAATGTACTATTCTTAGTATCTTGAGATGATGTGTATAAGTTTAAACTTGCAGTTGATTCTTCAATTCTAGTTAATCTACTAATACTTGCAGTAAGTGTTGTACTAGTACTTGACGTAAATGAATTTAATGAAGACGTACTTTCTTGTAATCTTGCAACCTGAGCTGCCATTGAAGCAGTTAAAGTTTGAAGTGTAGAAAACTTAGTTTCTAATGAACCTGTTTTGGTATTGATATCA